GGAAGTACTTGGTCGTACTTCGAATTCCACTACGGTCAGCTGGCACCGATGGCGCACCCCAGAACAGGGATGGGACGCCAAGCCAGCGCGGGGGGTAAAGGCCCCCCAAACCGATGGCTCACGAAGAATGTCGTGGACATCGTCTCAACCTGTCGGAGTCTTCTCGTCGAAGACGAACACCTCGCCCGTCTTGACGGGTTTGAGGGATCTCTTCGACGTGGACAGGTCTCTGACGAAGTGTTGGAAATTGGACATGCGGTCCGCCGTCTCGCGACGGCGATCCGCACGCCCTGCGGACCCAAGGCAATGAAGAGTGTTCACGTGCAGTGCCTCGTCGATGGATCATCACACGATGTGGTGGTCAAGAACGACGTGGGCCTCACGCACGAGACCATGCGCACCGAGTTCTGGGCAGGCGTTGTAGCCTGCCTCGAGTACGTTGCGCCGGACCTTGGTGTCAGGTACTTCAAGTGGTCATCTGAGGTGATCCAGTCGGTTCTCCTCTCTGACTACACGAATGACCCTGACGCCGTCGCTGCAGTCAGCGTCAGACTGGGACTTTGCGGAAACGCGGCCCCAGCCCCAGCGTCTTGCGTTGCTGGCACATGCGGACATTCCGCGTGTGAGAGACTGTATGCGGCGGCTCAGGACCGTTTCGAGACAGCGGGAGGCTTCACCAACCTCCCGTTGTACTCGTACGGCCTGTACCAGCCCCGTCCTTCAGTGCCGAGCCAGTTCAGGCACGCCGGCAGGTTCTCTACGGAGTTCCTGGCGGTGGGCCGTTGGCTTGATGGGTTTGTAGGATTCACATGGAAGAAGGGTGTATCGGTTAAGAACCGCCGCGCCGTCGAGATCTACTCGGCGTGGAAGCGTGGGGTCCGCCCCGCGTACAACGGTGTCGGTACCCGCCGCGCCCTCCTTCGTCGCTCCGTTGCCTTCTGCTTTGCTCAGGCCAAGCGCGCGCTACCGGATGGACGTGTTGAGCTGACTGTGGCTGCTTCGGCAGCCGTCGACGCTCTCACGACCCGCTCGGAGACGGAAGATCTCAAGGACCCCGCGACAGTGTGGGGCCTTTCCGTCGTGCGCGCATCCGCCGACAAGGCCATCTCATCGGTGGATCTTGAGGATTGGCGAAGGCAGATCGACTCATCAGCGCTTCCGGGTACTGGGGGCCTCAAGTTCGGGCGGGCACGAGGGGGAAAGCGCAACGAAGCGCTGTCCACCCTCGACGACTTGCGTCGTCAGGTTCTGGAGGACGAGTTGGAGGACGTGTCACACGCCTTCTTCTATCGTCACCCGATCCTGATGCCCACCCGGTACTACGAGGCGTACGACGATACCTGGGGGAAGTCCGTCCTGTACGAGGACTACCTGTTGCGTCACCGACTGTGGTTGGCGGCGCTCCGGGAAGTCCGCGATGTGGACATCGATCGTCTCACCGCCGCTACGAAACCCATATACGACGCTGGCAAGACCCGAACGGTCACCAGCATCGAGGGGCTTGCGGCGGGTGTGGTCCATTCGCTGGCCACACCTTTCGTTGAGATCAGGAAGCAGTACCGCCTATTCCAGGCGGGGGCGAACGGTCCTGTAACCGGTCATTCGATCGGGAAACAGATACCGCCTGTGGCATGCAAGCCACGGGAAGTCCTCCTCAGTGGGGACTTTTCCGCCGCTACTGACAGCCTGAATCCTCTCGTAAGCGAGACGATCTGCGGTGCTGTTGCGAAGGCAGCGAGGTTCGGGGGCCCGGAATACGGATGGGCCCTCGCTTCCTTGACTCGCCACCGCTTTCTCGACCCGGCCGACCCGGCTGGGGAGGCTCGAGATCAGCAACGCGGACAGCTGATGGGATCGCGGACGTCGTTCCCAGTGCTGTGCCTCGCAGTGCTGGGATCTGTGGCGCTAGCGCACAGCGGCCTGACGCCGGCCATGGTACGAGCCCTCCACAAGTACGTGGAGGACCGCGAACACTCGCGATTCGTACGAGGCTCGTCATGGTCGGAGGAGGAAATGACCCAGAAGGCGGCGGACACTCTGTCCCGCGCCTTCCGTATGGCAATGAGGCAGCTGAACCGAAGCCGCGTTGCCATCAACGGGGATGATCTCCTCGCGATCTTCACGCCCTGGCAGTACCACTGCTGG